ACAAGGGCTCTGTACATCGGCACGCCTGGCGATATCAGGGTTCGTCTGTTGGGAGGAGCAGACGTGACGTTCGTACAGGCATCAGGGATGCTGCCGGTCAGGGTGACGCGAGTGTTCGCGACTGAAACCACGGCAGACGACATCGTGGGTATGTACTGATGATCGGGGTTGGTGTCGGGATAACGTCAGCAATCAGGCGTCAGCCGTGGATAAACCACATCGGAATTCCTGGCATCTCAGGGTTCGGCGTCGGAGTCTGCCCAGCACCACCAGCAGGCATGGCGCCGCTGCCGAGGCACAGCAAACCGTGGTCAGACAACTACGGCAATTACCAGCACACCGACGGATCAACCATGTGTTGGGTGCCAGCTTTCTACTACCGCATCGGACATGCTGCCAATCCGACGTATTCAGAGTACGGGGTCAACTCAGTCCATGTCATGCCGCTCAGTGCGTTCGCCGACCCAGCAATCGCGGCCGCTATGGGGTACGCCCTACACCGCGCTTTCTATGACGGCGGGGCGGCAAAGGACGGCGTGTTCGTCGACAAGTACGGCTGCAGCAACAACGGCGGCATCGCATCCAGTATCCGCTATGGAAACCCGCTCTCTACGCACCCGGACCACAACCCGCTCTCCGGTCTGACCGGGGCGCCGGCAAACAACTACTACGGGGTCATCGCGGCAGCCAAAACCCGCGGGGCAGACTTCTTCCCGGCGAGCCTTTTTATCTACAAAGCACTCGCCCTGCTCTCACTGGCCCACGCGCAGGCTGCTACATCTACCGTGAATTGCGCCTGGTACGACGCCGCAGGCGTCACCAATTATCCGAAGGGTAACAACAATAATGCCCTCGGTGATGTCAACGACGGCACACTGACGTTCATCTCCGACGGCTACCCCAACTGCGCACAGGCAGGCAGCGCCAATGTGCTGGCGAAGACAACGCACAACGGGCAGGCATGCGGCGTGGCGGACATCAACGGCAACATGTGGGGCGTGGCGCTCGGGCTGACATCAGACGGCGTCAACTACTACATCATGAAAACCTCGGTGCGCATGACCGACGTGACCGACGGAACGTCTCTTGCCACCGACGCCTGGGGAGCTGCCGGAATAGCAGCTCAGTACGACGACCTCGGGGCGACATACGGCGCACTGCAGGCGAGCGGCACGGTAAAGCGGTTCGGGCTGGCGGCTCAGGTGCTCAGCAGCGCTACCAGCGGCAACGACTGGGCCGCGGCCGGCGCCGGCATACCGCAGGATGCTGACGCCTCTGGTACAAACGAGTTCGGTATTGATGGGTTGTGGGACTACCGGCCTAATACGATGTGCCCGCGTGCCGGCGGCGGCTGGGGCGGCGGTTCGGGTGCCGGCCCCTGGGCCCTCACTCTGAGCGCCACCCGCGGGACCTCCTCCTACAACGTTGGCCTGCGGGCCGCCTTGTATCTTTGAGCCCCTGAGCGATAGCGACGGGGGCGAGGTGAACCATGGCAGCAGACTCTGAGGCAACACTGCATAGACGGTTTATCGTGTTCGCTAGGTTGATGAATACCTACCTCAATCATTTATGCTGCACCAGGCCTACCTGGACGCCGCTCGCAGCAAGCTCACAAGACGGGCATGTCACGAGTTCGGAAGGCGGCTCGGCAGTAACATCGAGGCGCTGTACCGTGAGCTGCAGAGCGGCGAATACCGGCCAAGGCCGTACCACACATTCATGGTGCACGAGCCGAAACCGCGCCTCATCTACGCACCGGCCTTCCGCGACTGCGTGGTGCAGCACGCCATCTACCGGGTAGTGAGGACTCTATTCGACAGGACGTTCATAGACCAGTCATACGCCTGCCGCCCAGGAAAGGGTACGCACATGGCGGCCGACTACGCGCAGGAGGCGCTACGCGCCATTCCAGGCGACAGCTACGTGCTCAAGCTGGACATCAGGCGGTTTTTCTACCGAATCGACCGTCAGGTGCTGCGACAGCTCATCGAGCGCAAGATAAAGGACAGGCGGTTTGTCGATATCATGATGCTGTTCGCCGACCACGGCGAGCCGCTCGGCATCCCCATCGGAAACCTGTTGTCGCAGCTCTACGCCCTCATCTACTTGAATCCGCTCGACCACTACATCAAGCGCGAGCTGAAGGTGGAGCGATACTGCCGCTATGTTGACGACTTCGTGTTATTCGGCCTGGATCGTACCGAGGCGCTTGAGCACAAACGGCGCATCGTACAGTTCCTGGATGAGCGACTGCGCCTCGAGCTATCCAGGGCTACGCTAGCCAAGGCGAGACGCGGCATCAACTTCGTCGGCTACCGCACCTGGTCCAGCAAGCGGTTCATCCGCCGGCGCAGCCTGTACAACTTCCGCAGAGCCATCAAGAGAGGGAGACTGGATAGCGCCATATCCATCATCGGGCACGCGCGGCGCACCCACTCGATGCAACACCTACTGAAAACACTGCGCGAGCGAAACAGCGACCTTTACAGGTCGCTGCCAGAGCGCATCATCCGGATACACGTGCCGCCTATGCCTGCGGATCATCCTTGGTGATGGTGTACGGCCTGAACCGGATCACCTCCTCACCTATCCACTCGTTTACAGCCATGAATCGCTCCTGCAGGGGCTCGATCTCGTTTGTGGCGAACACCCTGGCTGCGGTCTCGGCATCGCCGAAACCGGCGGTATTGGTCGGGACGATGCCCATCAGCTGCGGCGGTACCCGGTGGGCGGCGAGGATGTCGTCGCGGGTGAGGGTCTTGATATTGAAGAATTCGTCTTTCGCCTGGACTTCCGAAATCGGGATGACCTGGATCCCCTCCTTCTTGCCGTTCGGGCTGTAGAGGAACAAGTTGCGGAAATTTCCAGGCCCCTTGGAGTCCTTTAGCGCCTGGCGGATGTCGGCGATGTCCTTCTCGTCCATGGCCGCATCGGAGATGTACATGATGAATCCGGCGTGGGATCCGTTGAGGTAGTATTTACGGCGAAACAGGGTGGCGCTCTCGTTGAGCCATGCAGACTGCATGGCGGACAGGTACTCCGGCACACCGTAGAGCTCCTGGTTGAGGTCAGGCTCCTGCAGCTGGAATACACTCTGCAGCTCCTGCTTTTCCCACAGGTTCGGCACCCACCAGAACTTCCCATCGCGACCTCGGCGCATGTACTTGGCCGGCGCGGGTTTCAGCCTCATCGATCTGCCCAGCACGTTGTCGATTCGCTGCAGGTACCCGTTGGCCAACACAAGGTAGTCCAAGGCAAAGCGGGCGAAATCCTCCTTGCTCAGCATCGGGTGCGGGATATAGCTGCGCACCAGAATGTTGCGCTTCACGTAGAGCGCCGAGCTGTGGTGTGGGTTTGCCCGGAACGACTTGGACAGCCCACTCATCGATATTGGCGGCTCGAACCACTCCCCATTCCACCAACTCTCAGACATATCCAGAATGTCATTCCCGTCGAGTACCGGCGTGGCATCGCCGAAGGTGAATGCCTCAACGCGAGGCGCCGCTTTTTCTACTGCATCGTTCATCAGAAAATCTCCACTGTGCTCCTGCGACCGGTGTCTCCGCCCGCAGTGATTTTGCTCGCATCGAGGGCGTGCATCAGCGCCCATGCCAGGTCTGCATGGCCGTGCTCCTCGCTACGACCGGATGTGTAGGTAACCTGCCCGCCGTTGGGGGTCAGCGACTTGCGGATCGCCATCATGGCCATGGTGAGATCCTTCCAGCCGGTGTCGTACTCGAGGCGGGCGTTATCGATGATGTTCAGCGTCTTGGCGACCATTACCGTCTTCACCTGCGGGGAGTACTGGATGCGCCGAACCGCCGGATAGAACTCGGCAACCAGGTCGGCGGTGCCGAGCCCGCCCGGTCCGGTGCAGTCGATCTCCAGGTGGCTGACGTGGTAGCGCCTGGTGATCTTGCGGATCTCCTCCGCCTGGTCCGGGAAGGACATATTGTGCCAGGTGTACTTCTCCAGCACCCTGTACTTGCCGCCATCCACCACCGGCGGCGCCACGATGATCACCGAGGCGCCGTCCCGCACGCGTGACGGGTCGAATCCTACCCACACGCCACGTTCGCCGATAGGGTGCGGGGCGAACGGCTTGAAATCTTCCCAGCGCTCCCAGGCATCGACCATGCAGCGCTGCAGCTTGGAGAGGGTGAAGATCGCCTGGGTGTCGTCGACGAACTCGCACATGAGCAGGTTGCGGTAGTCCTGCTCGTTGTACTCCATGCGCAGCTGGTCCAGGTCGAACAGATCGCAGCCGCGCTCGACCGCATCCTCCACGGTAACCATCTGGCGCCACTGGCCGTCGGCGCAGAGCCTTCCGTCCTTGAGCGCCTTGCGGCTGACATCCAGCTGGATATGGTCCTTCTTCGGCCGACCCCTGTTGAACTGCTCGCCGGTCCAGAACGGATAGGCCTCGTGGGCGACGGTAGACGGCGTGGAGAAGTAGGTCAGGCGCCACTTCTTGTGCATCGCCATGCCGCTGGCGACCTTGCGGAACTCCTGGAAGCGCGGGATCCAGAAGTACTCGTCCATGTAGACGTTGCCGTGGTAGCTCTGCGCGGTGCGCGAGCTAGTGGCGAGAAAATAGAGGGTCGCCCCGTTCCACAGCTCGATGGGGTCGCCCTTGAGGTCAACCCCGGTGATCTCCTGCACCCACTGGCGGATATAGGCGCGGAACACATAGGCCTGCGCCTTCGAGGCGGAGAGGAAGATCTGGTTGCGCCCGGTATCCAGCGCATCGATGAAGGCCTCGCGGGCGAAGTACCAGGTAGCGCCGATCTGCCTTGATTTAAGGAGGTTGCGAATGCGGTGCAGCAGGCCTGCGTCATACCACTCGCGCTGGTAGCCGAACAGGTTGTCGTGGAAGTCTTTGCGCAGCGCCTCGACCTGCTCATCGGTGAGCTCGTTCTTCACCGGCTGGCGCTTCTTGCCGCGGTTGCGGTTCTTCAGCTTCGGATTGAGGTCCGCCTCATTGCCGCCCTGATCGTACTTTCGGATCCGCGCCGTGCGCTCCAGCGACTTGGCCAGCGCCTCCAGCTCGCGCAGGTCCCCTTCCGTCTTCTCCTCCTTGGTCACCAGCTGAATGATGCGCGCCTCGAGGGCAACCTCCACCCGCTGCACCACAGGCGAGCTGTCCCAATCGTCGCGCCGTTTCCACGAGTGCACGGTGGCCGGGTTCTCGCCAATCTTGCGGGCGATATCGGCCACCGCCCAACCCTGCCAATAGAGCAGACGGGCATCGTTGCGTGGATCAGTGGATGGCGCGACAGGTGCGTTCATGGTGCGAGGGTAAGCGAGCCCCGCGCAGGACAGATGCCGGGCAGGTTGTGAAACGGGCAATTACAACGGGGTCAGGTTGCCACCACCGCCGCCTTTTAGGGACTCTGCCAACAACCAGCAGCACCAAACCAGAAGGGAAGGACAACCCAATGAAGAAGCTCCGCTCTAAATTCTTCCGCGTCGCCGTCGAGGGCGACACCGTTGACGGCCGCGAGATCACGCGCCAGGACATCCAGGAGATGGCCGGAACCTACGACCCGAAGGTCTACGGCGCCCGCATCTGGCCGGAGCACTTCCGCGGCCTGATCCCCGGCGGCCCGTTCGATGCCCTGGGTGATGTGGTTGCCTGCAAGGCAGAGGAGATCAAGGACGGCAGCTCCCTGGACGGCAAGCTCTGCCTGTATGCCCAGGTAGACGCCCTGCCCAGCCTGGTCCAGCTCAACAGCAGCGGCCAGAAGATCTACCACTCCATCGAAATGTTCAGCAATTTCGCCAAGACCGGCAAGGCCTACCTGTTCGGCCTTGCCGTCACCGACACCCCGGCCAGTCTCGGCACCCAGGTGCTGGCGTTCGGCACTGATGGCGGCGAGCTGCTCACCGGCGCCAACCACGAAGGCCGCATCGATTTTCATCGCACCTCCTCCGGTGATGAGACCATGGAAGACGAAACCGGGCAGCGGACGCCCTCCCTTTTCTCCAAGGTCAAGAGCCTGCTCGGCAAGGACAAGGGTGACGCGGATAAGCGGTTCCGCGACCAGGAGTCAGCCATCGAGGCGATTGCCCGGCACGCGGCCGAGCTGGAACAGCGCATCGACGATGCAGACAGCGTGCCGCGCGAGCAGTTCGACGCCGTCAAGACCCAGCTCGACCAGCTCTCCGCAGCGCACAACAGCCTGCTGGAGAAACTGAACATGACCGCAGCCCCTGGAACCGATGGGCGCGCTCCGGCCACCGGCGGCAACGGCGAACAGCTCGCCGACTTCTGATCACAGCATCAAGCGAAAAGGACAGACCAACATGGAAAACACCACCCGCCAGCTTTTCAACGCCTACATCGCCCGCCAGGCCGAGCTCAACGGCATCGATCCTACCGGTGGCGATATCGGCAAGTTTGCAGTCACTCCGTCGGTCGAGCAGAAGCTCGAGGACAAGATCCAGGAGTCGAGCTCGTTCCTCAGCAAGATCAACATCATCGGCGTACGCGATCAGATCGGCGACAAGCTCGGACTCGGCGTCTCAGGCCCTATTGCCAGCCGCACCGACACCGAAGCCGCGGACCGCGCAACCCGGTCAATGCACTCCCTGGACGAGCGCCGCTACACCGCCTACCAGACCAACTTCGATACCCACATCCGCTACGCGATCCTTGACGCATGGGCCAAATTCCCCGACTTCCAGCGGCGTGTCAGCGCGCAGATCGTCAAGCGTATCGCACTCGACCGCATGACCATCGGCTGGAACGGCACCAGCGCCGCGGCGACTACCGATATCGTCGCAAACCCGCTGCTGCAGGACCTCAACATCGGCTGGCTGCAGCACGCCCGCACCGACCGTCCGGAAAACGTGATCGACGAAGTCGTCGCCGCCTCCAGCCAGGTTCGCGTCGGCGCCAACGGCGACTACGCCAACCTCGACGCCCTGGTGTTCGACATGGTCAACAGCCTGCTCGCCGCCTGGTATCAGGAGGCTCCCGGCCTGGTCTGCATCTTGGGTCGCGAGCTCATGGCCGACAAGTACTTCCCCATGGTCGAGCAATACGCAGAGAAGCCGAGCGAGGCCAAGGGCCTGGACATGATGCTGAGCGCCAAGCGCGTCGGCGGGCTGCAGGCGGTGACCGTGCCGTTCTTCCCGGCCCGCTCCCTGGTGGTGACCACCCTGGACAACCTGTCCATCTACTACCAGAACGGCACCCGCCGCCGCCATATCACCGACAACCCGAAGCGCGACCGTGTGGAGACCTACGAGTCGGTCAATGAGTCCTACGTGGTCGAAGACTACGACGCATTCGCCGCATGCGAGAACATCGTTCTGCCCGACGGCGCCGGCGGCTGGGCCTGATAGCCAGCTCTGACCAACCAGGAGATAGTTCATGGCAATGACCCCAGCAAAGCGCCACAAAGTCCGCCTGCTCGCCAAGCGGGAGGCCGCTGCGAACGCCGCATCCGGGACTATGGCCGACGCCACCGGCTACGAACTGATGCTCGCCCAACTTGCCGGCCATCAGCGCCAGCTCAAGGAGCTCCAGTCCATCGAGCGCAAGATCGAGCTCAAGCGCCAGCTGCTGCCCGAGTACCTGCCCTACATCGAGGGCGTGCTCGAGGGCAAGGCCGGCGTCCAGGACGACGTGCTCATGACCCTCATGGTATGGGCCGTCGACACCGGCGAACTGGCGCTGGCGCTGCGCATCGGCGAGTACGCACTGGCCAACGGCCTGCAGACCCCAGACCGCTACGCCCGCGACACCGCCACCCTGCTGGCCGAGCTGTACGCCGACAAGGCGCTGGCCGGGCACGATGTGGACGTGGACGCCCTGATGGATGTCTGCGAGCTGACCAGCCCGCACGACATGCCGGACGAGGTTCGCGCCAAGGTGCACAAGGCCATCGGCCTCGGCCTCGAGCAGACCAGCCTGGAGAGCTCCCTCGAGCACATGCAGCGCGCCGTACAGCTGCACGACCGTGTCGGCGCCAAGAAGGACATCGAGCGCATCGAGCGCGCGATCAAGAACCGGGGCAAGAACACCCCGTAAACCGTGTTCCCACCGCCGGCTGGGGCGGCGCGCAGGTGGAGGCATCATTGCCGACATCCGCGTGTCGTCGCCAGCCCCTATTTTGAGCGACGGACGTGACCACCTTCATCCCGACCACACCGCCAGAGACAGACCCGGCCCAGGACAGCGTCCCCAACCTGCCCTTCTGGCCGTCGCTATCGCTCGCTGCATTCCGGGAAGGCTACCGGGTCGACACCGTCGTCACAGCCGCCGAGGCACGGCAGGCGATCGCCACCGCCGCCCGCCGGGTGAATGCCGAGCTGGCCGATTGGCAGGCGCTGCAGGCCGCCGCCGGCTATGCCACCCTGGCCGATGTCGAGGCACCGCTCTACGGCGAACAGAGCGAGCACGTCGCCAACTACCTTGGCGCCGTCTACCACCGCGCCAAGGCCCTGGTGATACAGGACTACCGCGACACCGACACCACCAAGAGCGGCCACGACCGCGCCGACGACATGACAGGGCAGGCCGATATCGCCATGGCCCGCAGCCGTAGCGCCGTGCGCGCCATCCTCGGCCAGCCGCGCGCCACCGTGGAGCTCATCTGATGGCCGTCACCGTCCTCAGCCAGCAGGGCGACACCGTCGACCTCATCTGCCACCGCCACTACGGCTACACCGCCGGGATCACCGAGCAGGTGCTCGACCTCAACCCCGGGCTGGCGGCTCGCGGCCCGGTGCTGCCCGCCGGCGTCACCATCACCCTGCCAGATACCCCAACCAGGGCGGCAGCCGGCAACACCGTAAACCTGTGGGACTGAGCATCATGGAAGAAGAACAGAAGACCAGGGGAATCGAGCGTCACCTGCAGACCGTCATGGCCGGTATCGCCACCGTGTTGTTGGTCTGGGTCGGCTCATCCGTCAGCGACAGCGGCAAAGAGATCGTCCGCCTGCAGGAGCAGGTCGCCGCCCTCTCCCAGCGCCTCGAGAGCGTCGCCGGCCTGCCAGACAGGGTTGCGCGCCTCGAGGTCCGCATCAGCCAACTCGAAGGGCACAGATAATGAGCGATAGCCAGCTGCAACGCCGCATCATCAACGGCATCATCGACCGCGAAGGCGGGTACGTTAACGACCCGAACGACAGCGGTGGCGAGACCAACTGGGGCATCACCGTCGCCGTCGCCAGTGACTACGGCTACGAAGGCGAAATGCGCGACCTGCCGCGCGAGCTCGCCTACGCCATCTACGCAGAGCGCTACTGGCACGCCCTGCACCTCGACGACATCGAGCGCCTCTCGCCGGCGCTGGCCAACGAGCTTGCCGACACCGGTGTCAACATGGGCATCGAGCGCGCTGGCATCTTCCTGCAGCGCGCCCTCAACGTCCTAAACGACCGCGGCAACCTCTACCCCGACATCACCGTCGACGGCAAGGTAGGGCGCCGCACCATCAGCGCCCTGCTCGCCTTTCTGCACATCCGCAAGCAGGACGGCCACACCGTCCTGCTGCGTGCGCTCAACGCCCTGCAGGGCGCCTTCTACATCGACCTGGCCGAGCGCCGGGTGAAAGACGAGCGTTACGTGTTCGGATGGCTCTTACACCGCGTCATCATCTGAAGCACCCACAAAGGAGAAGCACCCCATGAAACTGATCCACCGCATCGCCGCCATCGTGATTGCCGCCGCCATGGCCATCGGCATCACCGCCTGCAACACCGAGCAGGCCACCGGCTACGCCGTCAACGCCGCCAGCCTGGCGCGCGCCGGCGCAGAACTGCACCTCACCTACGACGCCGTCACCGCCGTGATCGCCACCCGGCTCGACAGCTACAGCGCCGAAGAGCGGCAGCAGCTGCACCAGGTGCACGACACCATCACCGCCCTGCGCAGCGCCGTGCAGCGATTCGACGCCGGCAGCACCACCGCCGTGCTCTCCGCCGAAGAGGTCAGCAACCTCTACCGGCAGGCCCGCTCCGCCTACCTCGGCGCCAGGGGAGTGATCGCCCCGCGCATGGACGGCATGCAACCCGGCGAACGCGCCGCCCTGCAGCGCTTCGACGACCAGGCGCACGCCCTCGACGCCGCCGTCGAGGCCCTGCTCAAAACCCCCGACGGCCGCGACATCAGCGACACCGTCGACCGCGTGATCGGCATCGCCGCCGGCGGTGTGCGCCTGGCCCTCAGCGCCGGCGTCATCTGACGTGGCCTTCGTCGGCCAACTGGTCGTGCGCGTTCCCCTCGACGATCGAGGGGAACGCACCCTCGCCCTGCCGCTGATCTACGTCACCGCCGATGGAGACCCCATCACCGTACCGGCAGGGGCCCGCACCGACTACGCCAGCGTCCCGCGCCTCCTGCACGCCATCCTCCCGCCCACCGGCCGCTACACCTACCCGGCCGTGGTGCACGACCACCTCTACCGTGCCGGCAACGTCAGCCGCGCGCATGCCGACCGGATCTTCCTCGAGGCGATGCGCGAGGTCCGCGTGAGCCTGCTGCAGCGCTGGGTCATGTGGGCAGGGGTACGGGTAGGCGGCTGGGTTCCGTGGCGCCGGTACCGCCACAGGAGCCAAAGCGGGAGCCATCTCCGTGCATAAACTCGCCGCCCTGCGCCAGCACCTCATCGCATCGCCACTGCAGATCAGGGAGAGCAACCTGGACATCTACGCCACCAGCGGGGGGATCCGCTCCGCCAACGGCGATCACAACCAGGACTTCGAGCTGCAGTACACCGCCCACATCCTGCTGCGCAACCACCCCGGCGATCCGGACGCGCTGGCCTACCTCATCCTTCGCTGGCTCGAGCAGCACCAGCCCGATCACGCCGACAAACCCATCGAATGGGAAGCCGACCTGCTCGACCACCGCAGCGCCGATATCTATCTCGCCATCCCGCTCAGCGAAACCGTCAACCCGGTACCGGTCGACGGCGGCATCGAGCTGCGCCACCTGGACGATCCCACCATCGACCCGGCGTACCTCAGCGCAGCCGAATGGTCGCTCTACATTCGCAACGAGGGAGACGAAGAGCTCGTTGCTGAGTGGTTAGAGGGAGGATGATCCGGGAAGAGCTGCAGGTGGTCGAGGACTGGGCGCGCCCGCTCATCGATCGCCTGCGCCCGGTCGAGCGCCGCCGCCTGCTGCTCGAGCTCGCCCGCGGCCTGCGTCGGCGCCAGAGCCAGCGCATCGCCGCCCAGAGAGACCCGGACGGCAGGCCCTACGAAAAGCGCAAGCCGCGCAGCGGGCGCAAAGAGCCGCGCCGCGGCCCCATGTTCCGCCGCCTGCGCCAGGCCAGGCACCTGCGCGCCATCGCCGACCAGAACGCCGCCCGGGTCGGCTACAGCGGCCGCACCGCCCGCATCGCCCGCATCCACCAGGAAGGACTCAGCGAGCGCATCACCCCAGGCGGCCCCCTCGTCCAGTACCCTCAGCGCCGCCTCATCGGGTGGAGCGACGACGACCGGCAGTGGGTGCTCGATGAAGCGCGGGAGCACCTCGCCGCGCGCACCTGATTGCCGTTGTAATTGCCCGTTTCACAACCCGCCCGCCTTGGGGCGTTCGCCCAGCCGCGATCACAATCAGCCCATGAATGCCCAAGAACGCCAAATCCTCTCCGACATGGCCCGCAAGCTCGAAAACCTGATCACCCTCGGCACCGTCGCCGAGCTGGATCATCCGGGCAGGCGCCTGCGCGTACAAAGCGGCGAGCTGCTCACCGACTGGCTGCCGTGGCCCGCCGAGCTGGGCCGCAACCACATCCGCTGGCGCCCTCTGCGCCTCGGCCAGCAGCTGATCCTCGCCTGCCCATCCGGCGACCCAGCCCAGGCGGCGATCGTCGGCCAGCTGTACAGCGCCACCCTGCTCCCGCCATCCACCGACGAGAACCTCGACATCGTGCAATGGGACGACGGCAGCCTGGTCAGCTACGACAGCGCCGCCCACCGCTACACCATCGCCGTCAACGGCGGCGACATCCAGCTCAACGCCACCGGCAACGTAGACGCCGCCATCGGCGGCAACCTGGAGGCGATCGCCGAAGGCCATGCCCATGTTATCGCCAACACCATCGAGCTGGACGGCGCCGGCGGCGGCGGCGTGAAGGGTCTGGTGCAGGGCGACTGCATGTGCGCCTACACCGGCGCGCCGCACCCGCAGGTATCCGGAACCGTGAAGGGGAGCAGCTGATATGGCGCTGGACGCAGCGAGTATGGCGGCAAAGGTCAAGGCGGCGATCGCCGCCGTGCCGCCGCAGCAGGTCGACAGCGGCGGCGACCCGACCGCCTACCGCGACGCGATCCTGCAGGCCATGTGCCAGGGGATCATCGAGGAGATCACCGCCAACGCCGAAGTGGTCGTCGCTGGCGGAAGCTCCGCCGGCACCTACCAGGTGAGCTGATGAGCGGAATGAACGCCAGCACCGGACGGAGCCTGGACGACATCGCGCACCTGCGCCAGTCCGTCGCCGATATCCTCACCACCCCGCTCGGCTCGCGGGTAATGCGCCGCGACTATGGCTCTGAACTATTCAGCCTCATCGACCAGCCGGCCACCCCCGGAAACCGCCTGCGCCTCTACGCCGCCAGCGCCGAAGCGCTGGCCCGCTGGGAGCCGCGCCTCTCGCTCACCCGCATCAGCATGGCCATCACCGAAGAGGGCGGCGCCGAGATCGACATCGAGGGGCGCTACCAGCCGGACGGCAGGCGCAGCGACGAGGTGCTGGTCATCAAAGGAGTACCGCTATGAGCGCCATCGACCCCAGCGCACTACTGCCGCCGCAGGCGATCCAGACCATCAGCGTCGAGGAGGAGTTCGCCGCCATGCGCGACGAGCTCATCGCCAAGGACCCCACCCTGGAGACCGTGCTCGCGCTCGACTCTGAGCCGCTCACCACGCTGCTGCAGGCCTGCGCGCTGCGTGTCTCAAACGTGCGTCAGGAGAGTAACGACCGCGTCAAGGGCCTGCTGCTCGCCTTCGCTGTCGGCGCCGACCTAGACCACATCGGCCTCACCTACTACCGCACCGCGCGCCTGGTGCTCGACCCGGGCGATCCGTCCGCGGTACCGCCACGCGATCCGGTCTACGAGACCGACGACGACTACCGCGCCCGCTGCCTCATCGCCGAGGACGGATACAGCACCGCCGGACCGGTCGGCGCCTACGTCTATCACGCCAAGTCCGCATCCGGCGACGTCAAGGGGGTCGACGCCATCTCCCCCGTGTTCGAGCGCCTGGTGCTCACCCCGGAGCAGGAGGCCGCCCTGCCGCCCGGCGCGCAGGCCTACATCGTCGTGGAGGACTACGGCCTCGCCGACCCGACCCCCGCCAGCGTCGTGGTGCCCGTGCTCTCGCGCCTCGGCGACGGCACCCCGGACCAGGCCCTGCTCGATGCCATCACCGCCGCCCTGGACGACGACGTGCGCCCGCTCACCGACGAGGTCATCGTTCAGGCCGCCACCATCATCGACTACACCGTCAACGCCACGCTAACCGTCTACGAGGGTTTCAATCAGGGCAACATCATCGCCGCCGCGCAGGCCTCGCTCGACGCCTACACCGCCAGCCATCACGAACTGGGCCACGCCCCCACCGAGCTCGGTGTGCGCGCAGCGCTCAAGGTATCCGGCGTGCACGACGTCACCCTCAACGACACCGGCAATGGCACCGACATGACCGCAACCCTGGTTGTGCCGCTAACCGCCGCCGCCTACTGCATCGGCCGCACCATCGCTATCGGAGGCACCGCCTAGATGCCGCAGAGCCTGCTGCCGCCCAACGCCACCGCCCTCGAGCGCAACGCCGACACCGCCGTCGCCGCCCGCGCTGATGGCATCGACCTCTCTCCGGCCTCCGCCATCTGGAACCCGGACACCTGCCCGGCCCACCTCCTGCCGTGGCTCGCCTGGGCCGAAGGGGTTGACGAGTGGTCAAGCCAGTGGACCGAGGCGATGCAGCGCTCGGTCATCAAAGCCCAGCGCCTGGTGCGGCGCAAGCGCGGCACCAAGGCCGCCATCGTATCCGCCATCGAGGCGCTCAGCGGAGCCACCAGCATCAAGGAGTGGTTCGAGTTCAGCCAGCGGCGCACCCCGCACACCTTCGACATTGTCATCTCCGGCGGCGACGGCTACGTCGATGCCGAGCTGCAGCAGTCGATGATCCGCGCCATCGAGCGCAACAAGCCTGCGCGCAGCCACTACACCATCGGCGTCGGCCTCACCGCCGCCGCCGCGCTCAACCTCTCCGGGGTGGCCGTGGTCGCCACCTATAAACGCATGGAGTTCACCGACTGATGCCGACACTGCAACTGATTATCACCGACGTTGGCCGCCAGGCCATCGTCGACGAAGGAGCGCTCGATCTGCCCGTGGTGCTATCGCAGTTCGCGCTGGGCTCAGGCGCATGGAGCCCGGACGCCACCGCCACGGCACTGCAGAACGAGATCAAGCGCATCGACGCCATCGGCGGACTGGCCATCTCCGAGGAGAGCGTTCAGGTCACCTGCACCGACGACAGCGGCGACGCCTACACCTTCGCCGAGTTTGGCCTCTACACGGACAAGGGCGTGCTGTTCGCCATCTACTCCGACCCGACCGGGATCTCAGACAAGGACGCCGACGTCCTGCTGCTGGTCGTCGCAGACATCGCGCTCACCTCGGTGCCGCCCGGTTCCGTCACCGTAAACGAGATCGGTTTCAGCAACCCGCCGGCCACCGAGTCAGCGCCAGGCGTGGCGCCGATCGCAACACAACCGATCGTCGACCAGGGAGATGACGACGGCAGCATCGTCACGCCGAAAAAGCTCATGGCCGCCTCCAGCAGCACATCGCAGGCCGGCAAGCTGGTGCGTCGTGACGCGGCCGGCAACTTCCGCACCAACATGCCGATTAATGACAACGACTGCCCGCGCAAGATAGACGTCGATACCGTCCAGGCCAACCTCACCAGCCACTCAGGCCTGACCGCCCCCCATGGCGCAACAGTCGCCGCGACGGCGAGCAGGCTGATGTTGCGCGACGCCAGCGGCCGCGCCAAGGTGGCCGCCCCTTCGGCGAGCGACGACATTGCGCGCAAGGCGGAGGTGGATGCCGCAAAGCTCGCCGCCATGATCCCCAGCGGCACCATCATGCTGTTCGCCCAGACCGCAGCGCCCACCGGCTGGACCAAGTTAATCGACCAGAACAACACCGCGCTTCGCGTGGTCAGCGGCGCCGCAGGCACCGGCGGCTCGGCGCCCTTCAGCACAGCGATGGCCAACCGGACCGTGAGCTCGGTGGCGGCGAGCGGCACGGTCGGCTCACACACGCTGACGATCCCGGAGATGCCGCAGCACAGGCATACAATGACGGTCTATGACGAGAGCAATCCTGGAGTCTACAACTCAGGCGCGGTAGACAACCAGCCCGCCGCGATGACGCAGTACACAAACTATGAGGGGGGGAATGGCGGGCACGTCCACCCCTTCACCGGCATCGCGCACAGCCACACCCTGGACATGGCGGTGAAATACGTCGACGTGATCCGCGCACAGAAAGATTGAGGACAGACACCATGAGCATCAAGCTGCCTGATAGTAACATCACCTGCCCCTATACCTGGCACGAAAAGAAGTGCCGCGACCTGGCGCTCAACTGCCCGAAATTCATCCGCATCGACGGAAAGAACCCGCAGAGCGAGGAGCATGTCAGCGAATACGGCTGCAGTGACACCTTCATACCGATGATGCTGATTGAGAACAGTCAAATGCAGAGACAAACGGCCTCTGCTGTGGAGTCGTTCCGCAACGAAATGGTGCAAGCGAACCGAGTGTCGCAGCAGGTGCTGCTCGCCGCTGCGCAGACGGGTAAACACAAACTGACCACAGGGGAATGACATGCAGCGCGTGACGATTGTGCCGGCTGACGGGTTTATATCCATCGACGGCAGGGGGTTCCAGGGGCTGGATCTGTCGGCGCTCGATCCGCAGATCCACGCCGTGCAGTGGTTTGGCACTCGCGGCGAAATGGAGCTGGTGCCGGACGAGAACGGCAGGCCGGCGAACATCGCCATCGACAGCATCGCCTTCGTGCAGTCGGCGCTCGACGCCTGGCAGATCGCGGCGGATGCCGAGGACAACCCGCCGCCACCGTGGCCCGAAGATGCCGCAGCACAGCGTATCAACGACCTCTCAGGAGACTGCGAGGCGGCGATCACCGCCGGCTTTGTCTCCGCCGCCCTGGGCGCAGACCACACCTACCAGAGTGACCGCGACGATCAACTTAACCTCGTCGGCGCCGCGCAGGCGGGCACCGACATGCCATTCAAGTGCGCCGATTCGGCGGGGGTGTGGGAATACCGTCAGCACACCGCCGACCAGATCCGGCAGGTGCTGGCCGACGGCGCGGCCGTCAAACTGGCCCACCTGCAGGCGTTCGCGCAAAAGAAGGGGATGGTGGAGGCCATCGCCGCCGATGCGACGATGGCCGATGAGGAGAAACGCGCGGCGATCGCGCAGGTGGTGTGGTGATCAGGAAATCGCTACGGCGATTATCAATCGCAGCGCCGCACCGATAAGCAATCCGATGGCGCCAACCACTATAAATTCGCGCAGGGGAACCCGGTCATCCGCGCCATGAAGCGGAGGATAAATCGGGCGCATGCCATGCGCGTTAGCGGCTACGCTATCACCGCCAACCCTCTCCCAGCGCCCTTCAGGCATTGTCAGGCTCCTATTGTGCGGCGACGAAATCAAGCGTCATCCCCCACGGCGCACCGTTGATCCCCGGGCTCAGGATGATGTCGCTCGGGTCGTCATCGATGTTGAACAGGTCGTAGTTCACCACCATGCTCGGCACCAGGTCGAACCCGACCTCCGCCCGCAGGTTGGAACTGGTGACAATCTGGTCAGGCTGCGGGATAGGCTCGCCGCTTTCGGTGTAGGTCGGAGGCTGTGGCACCGCCTCCTGTGCCAGTTGCGCCACAGAAAGATCGCCGCTCTGCGGCACCAGGGTGATGGAGAGGTCTGAGGCGGATCGCGCGCTCATTCCATCCTGGTTGGGGACCAGTTCCGTCAGGCATGTCTGGCTGTATACCAATCCGCCAGGCTGAACGATGCTGGCAGGTATTTCAATATTCAGTAGCGATGTCAGTGCCTCATCCTGGAACGCCGAGAGCGGCGTCGAGGTTTCGTAGCACTGCAACCCCTCTACGTCATTCGGGTCTCCGGCAAGGTAGATCTGGAAGGTCTCAGGGAACCAGTCGCGCCGGGCGAAGATCCCCCGCAGCAGGTACATGCCATTGCCGTCCACCGACGACACCACGTTTTTGTGCTGGCACACACCGAAGCGCAGATCCGGGTACTGTGCCGCCTGCCCCTCGTAGATCTCCACGCTGTTGTTTCCGCACACCGCATTGTTCAGGTTAACCGGACTGGGTTCACCCATGGCAACCAAGAAGTCGAATGAGAACGTGCCGACGGTGCTGACGTACTCCTGCCCCTGCGCACTGTTGCTGAACTCCCAGTAGTTGCTCTGCAGGTCGGCCGCGCCCCCGTTGGGCAGGTAGAACACCTCAAACGGGATCAGGAGCCAGCTGGACCAGGTGGCGCTCTGCCGCTCGCCGACCATCACCTCCCGCGCCCCATACTGGTAAGCGCGCACCTGCACCCCGTAGAACAGTAGCGGGATGTTGCTCTCGCCGGACACCGCGCGCACGCCAGCGGCCGCAGGCGTAGTCATGCCGCCGTTGGCGTAGCGCACCGAGACCGGTGACTGCGCCGCGGGCTGGGTGGTGTCGCCGCTGCTGCCGCCGCAGCCGGCCAGCGCCAGGGTGGCCAGCATGGCCAGGCTCGTCATTGCCGTCTTCATTGTCACTCCTTTTTGTCCTTGATGGTCCTGCGTCTATTGTTGCACATCGCACCGCAATTGACAGTCCGCCAGGCGCCAGCCCTCCCCGTTGTAATTGCCCGTTTCACAACCCCCCCGCCTTGGGCCGTAGCGCCGCCACTCGCACACTGTGCGGAGATCGCCGCACCCGGCCACAAGGAGAGAACCCATGCCAGACTACCATCACGGCGCCCGCGTCATCGAGGTGACCGAAGGGACCCGCCCCATCCGCACCGTCAACAGCGCCGTGATCGGCGTCGTCGTCACCGCACCCGACGCCCAGCCGGCGCTCGCAGCCGGCGCCGTACTGGGGTCGGCTGCCAACAACAACGCCATTGCCGTTACCGCGGCGGCCGCCGGGCTGCCCGGTAACCTGATCACCGTCGCCCTGGTCGACCCTGGCGACGTCAGCCAGGCGCTGGACGCGACCGCCGTCGGCAACGCCATCACCGTCAGCCTGGCCACCGACGTCAACGGAGCCATCCTCAGCACCGCCGCCGAGGTGATCGCCGCCCTCGATGCGCTCGACCTGGTCAGCGCCGCCAACGGCGCCGGCTCCGACGGCAGCGGCATCGCTCAGGCGGTCGCCGCCACCGCCCTCACCGGCGGCGAGGACGAGCCTTTCCCCCTCGACACCCCGGTGCTCATTGCCGGCAACCGCGCCAAGGCCGCCAAGCTGGACACTGTTGGCGACGGCCGCGGCACCGGCCCCCTGGTGATGGACGCCATCTTCGACCAAATCGCCCCGCTCATGGTGGTGGTGCGCGTGGCCGAGGGCGCCAACGAGGCCGAGACCACCAGCAACGTGATCGGCAGCGTGTCCGGCGACACCGGAGCGCACACCGGCCTGCAGGCGCTGCGCACCGCCAAGAGCAAGCTCGGCGTGCAGCCGCGCATCCTCGGCGCCCCCGGGCTCGACGTGCAAGCCGTGGCCACCGAGCTGGTCAGCCTGGCTGCGCGGCTTCGTCTACGCCGCCGCCAGCGGCTGCGCCACCGCCGAGGCGGCCGTGGCCTACCGCGACAACTTCGGCTCCAAGCGCCTCATGCCGATCTGGCCCGACTTCACCATCTGGGACACCGCGCTCAATGCCACCGCCGCCGGCTACGCCACCGCCCGCGCCCTGGGGCTGCGCGCCAAGCTCGACAACGACATCGGCTGGCACAAGACCCTCTCCAACGAGCCGGTCAACGGCGTCGTCGGCATCGACAAGGACGTGCCCTGGGACCTGCAGGACCCGAACACCCTGGCCGGCTACCTCAACGCGCACGAGGTCACCACCCTGATCAACATGCAGGGATACCGCTTCTGGGGCTCGCGCACCTGCAGCGCCGACCCCAAGTTCGCCTTCGAGAGCGCCACCCGCACCGGCGACATCCTCGCCGACACCATCGCCGATGCGCACCTGTGGGCCATCGACAAGCCGATGAGCAAGACCCTGATCAACGACATCGTCGAGGGCATTAACGCCAAGTTCCGCGAGATCAAGGCGCAGGGCTACATCGTCGACGCCACCGCCTGGGTGGACGAGGACATCAACACCGTCGAGGTACTCGAGGCCGGCAAGCTCTACATCGACTACGACTACACCCCGGTACCGCCGCTGGAGAACCTCATGTTCCGCCAGCGCATCACCAACCGCTACCTGGTCCAGCTGGTCCAGGGTTAAGGAGGATTTAGACCATGGCACTACCACGCGACACCAAAGGCTGGAACCTGTTCGTCGACGGCCGCGGCTTCGCCGGCGAGGCCTCCGAGGTCACCCCGCCCAAGCTCACGCGCAAAATGGATGAGTTTCGCGCCGGCGGCATGGACGCACCGGTCAAGCTCGACCTCGGCCAGGAGGCGATGCAGGGCAGCTTCAAGATCCGCGGCGACTCCCCCGAGCTGCTGCGCAAGTGGGGCCTCACCACCCACGACGGCCTCGGCATCCGCCTGCGCCGCGCAGTAAAGAGCGACAGCGGCGGCCTGGTGCAGGCTGTCGAGGAGGTCTGGCGCGGCCGCTTCTCCGAGATCGACCAGGGCAGCTACAAGTCCGGCGACCCCAACGAGAAGAGCTACACCGCCGAGCTCACCTACTACCGCCACACCGTGGACGGCCAGGTGATCACCGAGATCGACGTGGTCAACATGATCTGCATCGTCAACGGCGTCGACGTGCTGCAGGCGCAGCGCGACGCGCTCGGCATCTAAACCACTATCAACCAGGAGCTAGCAATGGCCGAACCAATCAAACCCGTTTTCCTGATGTACCCGATCACAACCGGCGACGGCCGCATGCTCGAGGTGGTGGAATTCCTGCGCCGCCTCACCGCCGACGACCTGATCGAGATGGACGATATCGCCGGCGGCAACACCCGCACCGCTCATCTCATCGCCCGGGTAAACGGCGACATCACCCCGGACGATGTGCGCAAGATGGACGCGGCCGACTACATGGAGTGCAGCAAGCGGGTCGAGGTTTTTTTGGAATACCGGCAGCCCAGGTCAGGCGCATCGCCGGCGACATCGCCGTCGTCTTCCACTGGCAGCCGTCAGAAATCCGGAGGCTGACCATAGAAGAGCTGCTCGACTACCACGGACAGGCGGTCGAGCGGAGCAAGCCAAGGAAGTGATCAGCGAAAGGCGGTGAGGCCGACGGCCATATCCACCAGGAGGAAGAGCAAGAAGACGCCGGCGCCGACGCCGAGCGGCACCACCACGGACCACATGAACCCCATCCCCCACAGCAACCAGCCGGCGCCAAGCGCGGCCGCCACGCCTGGGACGACGAACCAGAAGTGCAGCAGCCAGATGGTGAAGGTGCGAAGAGTCATAAAAGGATTATAGCATGGGCGCCCTCGACCAATCCCTCACCCTAAGCCTCATCGACAGGTACACCGACCCGGCGCGGCGCATCGCCTCGGTCGGCGAGACCCTCACCAACAAGCTCAGCGCCGGGCAGAAGGCCATCAACAACCTCGGCCGTCAGAGCAAGGCCGTCGGCGGCCTGCAGCAGCTCGAGCAGCGCCTGGCCGGCACCAGCGGCCAGCTCAGCCAGGCCAAGCGCGAGGTCGACTACCTGCGCCGGCAGATGGAGCTGGCCGGGCCCGGCGCCAAGACCTTCGGTCGCGATCTCGACAAGGCCAAGACCAACGTCCTGCGCCTGGCCGAAACCGAGCGCCGGCTCAAGACCGAAACCGCCGCCGCCCACGACAAGCTGCGCGCCGCCGGCGTCGACACCCGCAACCTCGCCGGCGAGCACGAGCGGCTGCAGCGCTCCATCGCCGGCACTGTCGGCGAAATGAAATCGTTGGCCACCGCGCAGGCGCGTGTCGATGCCGCCCAGGTGCGCTTCGACAAGTCCCTGCAGCGCCAGGCCAACGCCACCATCGCCGCCGCCGGCGTCTACCGGGTAGGCCGCGGCATCATGTCCGGACTCGCCAGCCCGCTGCAGCAGATGCGTGGAGTGGAGCAGGCCAGGGGCGAGCTGCAGTCGGTCGGCATCGAGGACACCGCCGCCGTCATCGAGCGCGGCCGGGCCATCAGCCGCCAGCTCGCCGGCATCGACACCGCCGCCTTCACCAGCGCCGCCTACGACATCAAGAGCGGCATCAGCAAGCTCAGCGACAGCGGCGTGGCGGAGATGACCGCCGCCGCCGCGCTCACCGCCAAGGCCACCAAAGCGGACGTCGGCCAGATGACCAGCCTGTTCGCCACCGCCTACGGAACCTACAAGGACACCCTGTTCGCCAATATCGGCGACGCCGAGTTCGGCCAGCGATTCAGCGCCTCGCTCGCCGCCTCGGTGCAGCAGTTCAAGACCACCGGCGCAGGGATGCAGCAGTCGATCCAATCAATGGGAGGCGGATTGGCCGCTTCCGGTGTCCCGCTCGCCGAGCAGCTTGCCGGCCTCGGCATGCTCCAGGGGACCATGGAGGCCGGTGTCGCCGGCACCACGCTCAAAGCGCTGGAGCGCACCGCCGCAGTCGCCCAGTCCCGCTTCGCCGACATGGGCCTGTCCATCCGGACTCTCGACGAGAAAGGCAATCTGCGCTCATTGCCGGACCTGCTGGAGGAGATGCAGAACACGTTCGGCAAAAACTACAGCACTGAGATCGGCGCGATGATCCAGCAGGCATTCGGCTCGGACGAGGCGATGCCGTTCTTCAAGCAGTTGTGGGGGCAGCAGGCCGCCTTCCGCGCCAACGCAGCCGCCCTGGAGGAGGCCGCCAACCAGGGCGAGCGATTCACCGCCTCGATGGCCAGGCGCCTGGACGACAACTGGGACGCGCGTCTCACCATCATCGGCCAGCGCTGGAACACCGTCATGGAGCGACTCGGCTATAAGCTGGTGCCTGTTCTGGAGCGCGTGATCCCCGCCGTGGAATGGGTGGTCGACGCCATCGGCAATTTCATCGAGAAAAACCCCGGCCTCACCACCGGTCTGCTCGGCCTCGCCGGCGTCGTCGGCGGCCTGGCGCTCATCGCCGCCCCGGTCATCGTCACCGTCGCCGCGCTTGGCACCACCCTCTCCTGGCTCGGCGTCAAGGCGGCGCAGGCCAACGCTGCCGCCGCCATGGGCGGCATGGGTGGCGGCAAGGCAGGCGGGCGCCTCAGGGGCATGGGCGGCAAGCTCGGCGTCGCCGGCGCCCTCACCGTCGGCGCCATGAGCATCGGCAGCACCCTGATGGACGACAGCCAGTCCGGTACCGACAAGGCCGCCAGCATCAGCAGGGATGTCGGCACCCTCGGCGGCGGCCTGCTCGGCGCGGCCAAGGGCGCCGCCTTGGGCGCGGCCATCGGCTCCGTGGTGCCGGTGCTCGGTACCGCCGTCGGCGGCCTGCTCGGCACCATCGTCGGCGGCATCGGCGGGTCGATGGCAGGAGGCTGGCTGGGCGACAAGGTCGGCGGCGGCATCAAGGCCGCCTCCGGCTGGTTCGGCGGCGATGACACACCGGCGACCCAGATCGCCCAGGCCGCGGCCACCTCGCAGGAGGTCGGCGTGCGCAACCCGGCGCCGGTGCACCACGAGGACAAGCGCCAGTACACCCTGCAGATCGCCCAGCAGCCCGGAGAAGACGCCGATTCGCTCGCCCGCCGCGTGATGGAGCTGCTGCGCAACCAGGACGCCGCCGCCGCCCGCGGCGCCCTCTTCGACCCACTATAGGAGCAGCCGCATGCCGCTGATGGCCCTGGGACAGTTCGTCTTCGAGATCAAGACCGCCCCCTACACCGAGTTGCGCCGGCGCAGCGAGTACCGCTGGGCCAGCCAGGCCCGCGTCGGCGCCAGGCCGGCGCACCAGTTCATGGGCCCGGGCGAGGACACCATAACCCTGGACGGCACGCTCTACCCGGAGCTCACAGGCGGCCCGGTGCAGCTCAACAAGCTGCGGCAGATGGCCGAGCAGGGCGCCGCCTGGATCCTGATGTCCGGCGCCGGGGAGAAGCTGGGCCACTGGTTCATCGAGTCGGTGGAGGAGACGCAGAGCCTGTTCTTCGCCGACGGCACACCGCGCAAGATCGCGTTCTCGGTGGCGCTCAAGCTCGACGACATCGAGGACCCGGCCAACCTGGGCAAGCATCCGAAGTGAGCACCACGCCGGACTACCGCATCGTCGTCGACGGCCAGGCCATCACCCCCAAGGTGCAGCGCCGGCTGATAGGCCTCACCCTGCGCGACCGCCGCGGCCTCGAGGCCGACCAGCTCGACCTAACCCTGTCGGACGCCGACGGCAGGCTGGCCATTCCGCCGACCGGCGCCGAGATCGCCGTGCACCTCGGCTGGCGCAGCGAGGAGCTCACCCACTGCGGCACGTACCTGGTGGACAGCCTCGAGCACAGCAGCGCGCCGGACCAGCTCACCATCCACGCCAGCAGCGCCAATTTCAGCGAAACGGCGCCGCTCAAGATCCAGCGCACCCGCTCCTGGCACGGCGAGACCATCGGCAGCCTGGTCGACTGGATCGCCGGCGAACTCAACCTCGCCCCGGCCGTGGCCGACGCGCTGGCCAACCGCGAGATCGCCCACCTGGACCAGACCAACGAAAGCAACGCCAACCTGCTCACCCGGCTGGGCAAACAGCACGGCGCCATCGCCGCGATCAAGCACGGCCGCCTGCTGTTCATCGAGCGCGGCCGCGGCATCACCGCCACCGGCCGGCCGCTGCCGCCGCTCACCATCATGCGCAGCGCCGGCGACCGCCACACCTGGCGCGGCGCCGACCGCGAAGGTCGCTACACCGGCGTGCGCGCCGCCTACTGGGACCGCGAGCAGGCCAAGCGCGTCGAGGTGATGGCCGGGCAAGAGGGATACACCAAGACGCTGCGCGAGAGCTACGCCGTGGCGCACCTGGCCGCCGCCGCCGCCGAGGCGGAATGGAGCCGCATCCAGCGCGCCGGCGCCGGCATGGAGATCACCCTCGCGCGCGGGGCCCCCGGCATACCGCCCGAGACGCCAGTCATCCTCACCGGCTGGGGCAAACCGCAGATAGACAGGCGTTGGATACTCGACAGCGCGGAACACGCGCTCACGGAAGGGGGGCTGGTCTCGCGGCTCACGCTGGAGCCGGCGATTGATGCGTAGGGGCATAACGTTGTTATGCCGTTCGGTCCAGCCCCTCAACCACCCCAAGCACCGCCTCGCGCTGGTGCGCAGGCAGCATCCGAAAGTGCCTAAGCAACCGCTCCTCCTGCTCGGCGTCCTCCCGGCGCACCGTGGGCTGGCCCTCTCCGGTCAGCAGCCAGTCGATGTTCACATCCTCCGCCTGCCGTATCATCAGCAGGGCGTCGGCCTGCGGCAACACGCCGTCGAAGATGCTCACGATGCGGGAGTTCTTCAGCCCAATGGAGCGGCCCCAAGGGTGCTTCTGGCGGTCGCCGAGCACCCACTTAATGCGCGAAAGAAAACCGGCATCAGTCATCACTTCACCTTCCTCTTGCCGCCGTCCTTGTGAGCAAACGCACCAACAACCGCCTGCGCATGCCGCTGATCGTCCGGACCAAGCTGTCTGTACTTTTCCACCAGAATAGCCTCCTCCGTCGTCAGCGGCTCCTTGCTCGGTTCCTGTCCTTCGGGTGGCTCATGAAGTGCCTGGTATGGGCTGTCGTGAAGCGTGGACTCAATCTTGTCAATCAATGGCTCGAATTTCTCGGTGAAGCCCTTGCTTCTCTTGCGCGGGTCCTCATACCCAAACAACTCTATGTTGCCCATGTAGCCGCGGCTGAGCCGATCCATGTCATCCGGCGTCAGCCTCAACATCCAAAGACCTTTGTGCCGCTTAGCCAACCAGCGAAGCGTCTCAAGAGAGATGTTCCCGGCGACCACCTCAACGATGTGGTACTTGATCCACTTTTCTTTAAGCCGATATTCCCCCGGCTGATCGAGAATCACCGCAAACCGCTCATCGTCAGCAGTCGCCAGTATCAGCCTGTCCCAGTCCTCGGCGAGCAGCTCATCTAAGTACTCGATGGCCTCCTCGTCATTGGTCATGCGTGAGACGAGGTAGGGCGCGCCCCTGCCGTCTTCCAGCCAGCGAAGGGAAACACGCTCAGTTCGAGCAAGCGCACGCAATAGATCTGCACCTGGTTCCTGCCCTTTAAGAACCTTACCAATAAGTCCGTCAGAGAATTTCAGCGACTTCAGCCACGGAGTGATGTCTCGCTGGGCTGATAGGTATCGCAATTTAGATAAGAAATCCTTATCGTTTAATTCGCTTTTGAGCATTGCTCATTCTCTTTTGTGAATTTATGATGCTCTTGTGTGCATAACCTAGCTAACGCGCTAGGCACTAAAGGAGCCGATTATGGAACAAAACCAGTCCCAGGACCAATCCCCCATCAAGCGCCCGAAAGGGTTGTTCGTCCATCCCAACGTCCACCGCCGCCTGAAGCTGTTCATCGTCGCCACTGGTGGCTCCATGCAAGAAGCCACCGAAGAGGCCGTGAACGAATGGCTCGACCGCAAAGAGAAGGAGGTACAGCAGTGAGTGAATCAACTACCCGCGTCGTCAACCTCATCAACTTCCACGGCCTCACCCTCTGGGTCGTGGCGGCGGAAGGCATCGAGTACGTCTATGCCAAACCCCTTTCCGACCTCGCAGGATTGGACTGGCGACGTTCCAAACGGACCATTTCCGAGGACGATCACGCCACCCTCTATGGCACAAGGATGCTCAACCACCCTGTTCTCGCCGCCGAAGGTGGCTCGGGAGCCACCCCCTCCGAAGGCCTTTATATCCGCCTCGACCGTGCCCGCATGTACCTCGCCCGCATCAGCACCAAGAACATGAAGGCCAAGGGCAACGTCGAAGCCGCCGAAGCCCTCCTCCAGCTCCAGATCGAATGGGCCGAGGCGCTGCACCGCTACGAGACCGACGGCGTCGCCTACAAGAAAGCGGAGAAGGAGGAGCGCAACCAGCTTATCTCCCTGCTCAAGGCCCGCCAGCAGCCGCCGACCCAGGGCGAACGCAAGGCCATCACCCGCATGATCCGCGACACCTTCAGCGACCTCGGTTACCCGGTCGAATCAGATCCACAAGGAGAGCTCGACGTTTAACCATGGCGCGCAGTCTGCCTCACAGAACAACCCTCGTCATATGAGGAATACACGGAATGTCACAAGAAATAAAAAAGCAACTCCACCGCGCCGGCCGCGAACTGGTCGGCGGCTTCCCCGGAAAAGGCGACGCCCTCGGCGCGCTGCTCGGCAAGGGGCCGGGGGTCTTCAACAACGAGCTCAATCCCAACTGCGACCACGCCAAGCTCGGCCTCGAGGACGCCATCCGTGCCGAGCTCTTCGCCAACGCCGCGCCATTGCTGCGGGCCCACGCCCGCCTGCTCGGCTACGTCTGCCACCGCCTGCCGGCGCCGGAGCTGTTCGCCGGCGATGCCTCGCTGCTGGAGGCATTCAGCCGCTGGCAGGCGGCCAACGGCGCCACCTGCGACGCCATCCGCGCAGCGGTAGACCCCGACAGCCCGGCCGGGCCGGGCATCACCCGCGCCGAGGTCGAGCGCATCGCCGAGGCAGGAGAACGCCAGGCGGTGGAGTGGCTGGAGCTGCTCGCCCGCTTTCGCCAGGTAGCCGAACCGGAACCCACGACACAACAAGGAGAGCCAGCATGAGCGACCCGAACCTGCACATCACCGCCCTGACCTTCATCATGCGCCACGACGCCGAGCACCTTGACGGCGCCGCACTGGTAAAGCGCACCGCCAACCACCTCACCGAGCAACACCACATCAGCGCCGACACGGCGTTCAACATCGCCTCGCAGGCCTGGGCCGAATTCGACGGCCGCGGCGAGGCCGACTGGATCGACATCTCCCGCACCACCAGCCGCTGTGTGCTGCTGCACCTGGCCGACGGCAAGACGGTGGCCTTCACCGCCCGCCACCTCAACCAGGCGGCCGCCCTGCTGCGCGCCGCCGGCGTCGCCCTGCCGAACCACTGCCCGTTCTAGGGTGTGGGAGGCAATTCCAGCCGCCGACGGCAAGGGCTGGGTAGTCCGGCACCGCAGCGGCCTGCAGCAGCACGGCGGCTGCAAGTACGACCAGGCCACCGCCCAGCGGTGGGCCGAAACCCTCAGCGCCTACTACCGGGCCTGGGGACTTTGTAACGACAACACCGGAGGAAGTGATCATGGAAACAGCATCCGTAAAAACACCCATCGCGACTGAGGTCCCGCTGTGGCGGGTCGACCCGGACCCGGAACAGGAGGGGATGTTCATCGGCTTCGGCCAGAACCGCAGCGGCCGCATCCTTGAGTTTCGCAGCGAGAACCGCGAGCTGCTCGAGAACGAACTCTTCGTGATGCAGTTCTGGAACGCCGACGACGGCGAGGACCGCTTCCTCGCCACCTGGAAGCGCGCCGTCAAGGTCTGCCCGCGACTGTTCCATTGCGATGCACCAAGCATCGATGAGGCGACACAGAAGGAGCAGCTACGGCCGAACCGGGACGCGGTGGAAGGCTTCCTGCGCAGCAAGCCCGAGCCCTGGCTGCGCAAGTTCATCATGAGCGCCTGCAGCTTCTACAGCGATGAGTGGATGAAGGACTGGGCCAAGCGGATGCGCCTGCCGCGGACACCCATTGGCGATCTCGCCATCAAGCTCGACATGGAACACCGCGAGATCCTCGCCGCCCTGCTGACCAGCTACCCGGGGTGGTAGATGAGTGAGTTATACGTTGGTCCATGCAAGTGCGGCGGCTACGGCGTCGCCTACAACGCCGAAACCGAGAAGGAGCTCGGACGCTGCCATGACGACATCGAGACAGTGCGCAAGCGCGCAAAGCATCAAGGCATCGCCATTAAACTGTTCAACCACTCGGTGCGCTTCTCCGCCATCATCTGGCTCGCCGCAGAAGACCCGGCAAGCCCGAGCGAGGCGCTGGAGCAACTGCTCGACGAGCTCTGCACCGATGAACTGGAGGCGGTATTCGGCCCGCTGCCGGAGTACGTGTACGAGGCGCTGAACGCAGGCGGCGCACGCGACGCATGGGAGGCGCTCGCCGAACACCTGATGGCGCGCTGTCGGCTCGGCCTGCTGGTGCTAGCCGAGACACCGCAGCGCCGGCAGTGGATCTACTGCGAGAGCTTCAGCGAAGGCGCCGACAAGGCCATCGCCTGGGCCAAGGAACAGGAAGGGGGCGAGGCATGAACGAAATCGCCCTATTCATCTCCACCTTCGTTCTGGTCTGCGCCCTCGGCCTGCAGTCGCTAAACGTCAACGGCGGCCACTACGTCGCCGCCTTCTTCACATCGTTCGCCATCGGCGCCTCCAAATCGCCGCCTACCTCTCCGGAGGGCCGCTCGGCATCGTCGCGGCAATGGGGCTGCACCCGAGACTCAAGCTCAAATGGGGGAAGTCGAATGCCTAGAACGCTCAAACCAGGCGACCGCGTCAGCTGGACGCGGATCCGTACGGACCGCGGCACCGGCTACCGCATCAGCACCTGCAGGGGGATTCTGCTGCGCATCGATGGCGCCATGGCGACGGTCAACGACCGCGGCCGCCCCTACAAGATCGCCATCGACCGGCTGCGCCACGAGAACCAGCGCACCGCCCTGACCGAGGCATTCATTGGACTGGAGGACAAGCAGTCATGAGTAACAAAAAACGATATCTCCTCGAACACGACGGCACCTACTTCGATATGCATGTGGATATCGACCACGACAAGGTGACGGAAAAGGAGCTGACGGAGATCAACGAGTTCTGGTCCGAAAGCAGGGATAGGCTGGAGGCGGAAGGCGGCGACGTGCTGCGGGCTGTGCTCAAGCTGCTCTGCCAGACCGTCATCCACCTGCAGTTCGAATACGGGTACAGCACCCATGGCATCCGTGAGTTGTTCAATTATTCAGCGGCAGGCAAAGGACAGGAGGGCTGGCCGAAGATGGACGGCTCTGAGGGCTTCGAGATCATGAGCGTCAGTGATACTGAGCTTCCGTCATCGAATATCACGATAAAGGAGATGCCTGCATTATGAGCGCAACCAACCGCGGCGCCACGCGCCAGGAGCACGACTTCTACCCGACGCCGGAATGGGCGATCAATCTCATCATGGCCGAGGTCAGGGGCTATGCGCTCACCAACTGGTACTCATGGCTGGAACCGGCCGCCGGCGACTTCCGCATCTATTCGCGGATGCCGCAGCGCCGGGAGTGGGCGGAGATCCAGAAAGGCCGCGACTACTTCGCCAAACCCTACCCGGCCGATATCTGCCTGACCAACCCGCCCTTCGCTCTGGCGCTGGAGTTCGCACAGAAGGCGCTGGCCGAGTGCAAGACGGTGGTCTTCTTGCAACGCCTCGGCTGGCTCGGCAGCGACGACCGCCGCGAGTTCTGGCAGGCCAACCCGCCGACCCACCTGTTCCCGCTCAGCCAGCGCCCATCCTTCACCGCCGAGACGGTGACCGCCAGGGTGGTCGACCTGTTCGACTGCGAAGTGGAGATCGGCGGCAAGAAGGGGAAGGACTCGGCGGACTACGCCTGGTACGCCTGGGACCGGATCGGGGTGTTCAAGCGCCCGCCCGGGATCCACGTTCTGTAAGGAGGAGATGATGAAAGTAGCAAACGAAATGGGGAACCTGGTGTACGACTCGGAGCACCCGCTGTGCTCGATGGAGCTATGCAGCAGCCAGGGGCAGCTGTACGCCTTCATCACGGCGCTGGATGTTGGGATGCCGCATTCCCCGCTGAACCATCCGCACCAGAAGCGCTACTGGGGCCGGTTCAGCTGGGAGAATGAGGAGGGCTCTATTGCCGCAATCCTGCACAACGGCGGCAAGTGGCCACGGCTCAAAGCGCCTGAGTAAGGGGGAAACATGAAACGCCACGTCAAACAAAAAAAGATCATCCAACGCATCGAGGCGGAATGCCAGGAGCCGATCCGCGACGTGCTGCAGGGGTTCGCCGATATGGGGTACTCCTACTGCACCGTCGCCAGGATCCTCGGCATCGCGCCCGACACACTGAAGCGCATCAACGCCAGCTGCGGGGTCGAGTTTCCGCGGCTCAGGATGCCGCCCATGTCGCAGGCGCAGCGCGAGCAGCTATCGCGCATCAAGCTGCAAGGCAAGCGGTGCGACGCCAGGCGCATCACCTACCAGGGTAGAACGCAGCACCTCTCCGCCTGGGCGCGCGAGACCGGCATCAACCTGTCGACGCTGTGGAACCGGCTCACCCGCTACGGCTGGAGCGTGGAGAAGGCGTTCACGCGCCCACTCCATGCCAAGCGGCCGGCGGGGGTGAAGAACGCCGCAGGCCATTCGTGGAGGCGACCATGAACCGCTGGCCATCCCTCCTCATCGTCGCCGGCTCCGCGGTGCTGATGCAGCTGCACGCGATCCAGTTCTGGATCGGCCACGTCGGCGCCGCCGGCGTCGCCTGGTCGCTGATCCTCGAGGCGGTGGCGCTGTGGCTGTGGTGGCAGCGCCGGCGCGCTCTGGCGGTGCTGGCCTCGGCCCTGCTCATCGCCGGGCCGTTCCACCAGCTCTCTGCGCCGACGGTGGAGGCGCTGCGCACCGCGCAGGCCTCCGCCGCCCTGTTGGTCATGGAACGGGCCGAGGTGGCGCAGCTGGAGGCATCGCTGGGGCGCTACCAGGCCAATAGCGCCGAACGCCTCGGCTGGGCGGAGCGCATCGACCGCGCCCAGTCCGCCCTGGACGCCGCCCGCGAGCGGATGCGCCATCGGCTGGCTGCGCAGGCCGCCGGCGCCGACTGGCGCGAGCTCGGCGTGATCGGCCTGCAGGCGCTGGCCCTGCTGGTGGTGATGGTGACCCAGGTGCTGGCAGTGGGGCAGCTGCGTCCGGCCGGTACCGCCGCCCAGCAACCATCGCCTCGGCCGGCGATTACGATGCCGTCAAAAATATCGAGACCCACCAACACAGTCCAGGACGCACCAACACCAGCCGGACCACTCTCCTGGCCGATGTCGAGTCACTACTGCCCTAAACACACCACCGGCGCAGGGCCCTGTTACTGCAGCGGCTCCATCAACCACACGGCGGCCACCTCAGCCGAAACGCTGGCGCAGCGGGTCGCCGCCGCCATCGAGGAGGACACCGAAACCCGAAACGAAACCCAGCGGGCGGCGGCGCAGCGCCTCGGCGTTCGGCCTGCTGATATTTCGATGATTAGAAACCACGCGGCGCGCCGTAACGACGGCAAAGAGACCGTCTCCCACGCGGTGCTGCATCGCCTGGCCAACCATTACAACATTGAACAAGGAAGCCGTAACGCATGATCGAAATGTCGCAAGATGTTGCCGATGAGCTCGTCCATCGGCTGACGAAGGATTACGGGTTCAAGGAAGAGCACAGCAGCGGCGGCACCTGGCTGCGCAAGGGGGAATGCCCGGACTGCGGCAAAAAGGAGCTCTACGCCAAGAAGGACGCCCCCTGGGTGATCCGCTGCGGCAGGCTCAGCAAGTGTGCCTACGAGGAGCGCACCAAGTACCTCTACCCGGATGCCTTTAAGCAGTTCAACCGCAAGTACCCGGCCACTCAGGAGGACCCGGAGGCCACCGCCAGGGCCTACCTGCGGATCTCCCGCGGCTTCGACCTGGAGCGCATCTCCGGCTGGTATACCCAGGGGAGCTACTACCACCCCCACGCCGACCGCGGCACCGCGACGGTGCGCTTTGTCTACGGGCCGGCGGAGCTGGGCATGTACATGGAGCGCTTCATCGAGGAGGTGACCATCACCGACACGGTGACCGGCGAGAGGAGCAAGCGCCGCGCCCGCTTCCATGGCGACTACAAGGGATACTGGTGGCAGCCGCCAGGGCTGGTCATCGAGGACGGCGACGAGGTGATGATTGCAGAGGGCTGCATCAAGGCCATCGCGCTCAACCTGAATGGGGTCAAGGCGGTGGCCAACCTCAGCGCCTACAACTACCCGGACAAGTCGCTGGAGGAGCACAAGGGCAAGGACGTCTCCTGGACCTGGGCCATGGACAACGACGCCGCCGGCCGCAGCGCCACCCGCAAGTTCGTGCGCCGCATGCGCGAGGAGGGCTTTGCCCGGGTCAGCGCAGCCCAGGTGCCGCTCAACATGGGCAAGGTTGACTGGGACGACCTGCACCTGGCCAACAAGCTCACGGCCAAGGACCTGGAGGACTACCGCTACTACGGCGAGCTGCTCATCGCCGAGAGCGCCGCCGACAAGGCGATCCTCATGTACAAGCGCACCGAGCGCCAGACCTTCCACTTCGAGTTCAACAACCGCATGTACTGGTTCGATCTCGACCTAAAGGCCTACGACCGCGCCATGCGCGCCCTGGACGAGTCCAGCGCAGAGGCAGACGAGTACCTCGAGGACGACGTGCGCCGCAGCAAGGCCCTGTTCGAGAGCAAGTCGATCACCGAGATCGCCAACTGCTCATTCCGCGCCCTGTACTTCCAGCGGAACAGGGTTACCGACGAGAGCTGGTACTACTACCGGATCTCCTTCCCCCACTCCGGCAAGCCGGTAAAGGGCACCTTCACCGGGGGCCAGGTGTCCTCGGCCTCCGAATTCAAAAAGCGCCTGATCGGCGTGGCCTCCGGCGCCGTGTTCACAGGCGGCGCCAACCAGCTCGACCGCATCAACAAGGACCAGCTCTACAACCTCAAGGTGGTGGAGACGGTCGACTTTGTCGGCTACAGCAAGGACCACCACGCCTACGTGTACAACCAGATCGCGGTCAAGGACAACAAGATCTTCGAGCTAAACGACGAGGACTTCTTCGACCTGGGCAAACTCAGCATCAAGACCCTGAACCAGAGCGTGGCGCTGCACATCGGCACCGAGCGCGAGAAGTTCCGCACCGACTGGGTGGGGATGATCCACCAGTGCTTCGGTACCAAGGGAATCGTCTCCCTCGCCTGGTGGCTAGGCGCCCTGTTCGCCGAGCAGATCCGCGAGCAGCACAAGAGCTACCCATTCATCGAGATCATCGGCGAGCCAGGGGCCGGTAAGTCCACGCTGATCGAGTTCATGTGGAAACTTTTAGGGCGCAGGGATTACGAGGGTTTCGACCCGTCGAAATCGTCACTGGCGGCACGGGGTCGAAATTTCGCCCAGGTGTCGAATCTGCCCATCGTGCTCATCGAATCCGACCGAGACGAGGACACCGCAAAGAGCCGCCGTTTCGATTTCGATGAACTCAAGACCGCCTACAACGGCCGCGCCATCCGCAGCACCGGGGTTAAGAATGCCGGCACCGACACCTACGAGCCGCCGTTTCGAGCGGCCATCTGCATCAGCCAGAACGCCCAGGTGCAGGCCTCCCAGGCGGTACACGAGCGACTCCTCCACCTCGCGTTCGACCGCTCAGCCCACAACCGCGACACCAAGGCCGCCGCCGAGACGCTCGAGCGCATGCCGATGGAGGAGGTCTCACACTTCCTGCTGCATGCCATCAGCCACGAGAAGCAGGTGCTGGAGATCGTGAAGGACCGGCAGGACAAATACGAGCGGCTGCTCATGAACTGCCCGGAGATCAAGACAGTGCGCATCGCCAAGAACCACGCCCAGATCATGAGCCTGGTCGACGCCCTGGCTACGCTGGTGCCGATATCCTCCGACATCATTGCCGACACCCACGACAGGCTCATGGAGTGCGCCATCGAGCGCCAGAAGGCCATAGCCTCCGATCACCCGGTAGTCGAGGAGTTCTGGGAGGCATTCGACTACCTCGACGCCCTCGGCGAACACGGCGGCAAGCTCAACCACTCCAGGGACCCGTCAAAGATCGCGGTCAACCTCAAGGAGTTCGAAGCCCTCGCCGGCCACTGCCGCATCAACGTACCGCAGCAGCAGGAGCTCAAGCGCCACCTCAAGAACTCAAGGAGCCGCAAGTTCCTCAAGAACGACTCGGTTAACAGCCGCATCAAGAGCACGAAGGACAAGCCGGCAACCGCCAGGTGCTGGGTGTTTGAAAACCCGAAAGGAAACGACGATGAGAGGAGTTGACATGACAGAGAAAGCTGAGGACATTATTACAGATGAAGAAATTGAGCGGGTTCACGGCTCAACGCAGATCATCGCAGAGCACGGACTGATTGACGACGAGTACAGGCTGACGCCGAAGGGCAGGATGTACCTGTGGGCGGCGTTTAGCTCAGCGATAAGCGTATAACGATTAGCTGAGCGGCCCGCGGCACGAAGGCGAGGAGACACTGAGAATGAACGAAGCCACAACACCTGAAACCGGCAACGCTTTAGCGGGTCGCGACTCTAGCGAATTGTTATATGGCGAATGGCAACCGATGGAAACAGCGCCGAACGACGGAACAGAGGTTCTACTCCGCGTTGAATACAGAGCCGGTATCCCCGGGAAGTGCCTGGTGGGACACTACATGGGCGGCGGGCACTGCATCGAGGATCACCCCCCAATTGATTCTGGATGGTATTTCTGGAACGGCTGCATGTTCGACAACCGAGCGAAGCCGATTGAATGGATGCCGATACCGGAATAGCCATATAACGCACAAGCTGAAGCGCGCCTAACCGGCGCATAACGAAACCGCGACGCTTTCCGGCGTCGCTTCAAGCGCCGGGTTAGGCGCTGGGAGGTTGAAATGGGGATACCCGAAAATACCGTTGAACAAATGCCAAATGACACACCTCATCCCGCATACGAGGCAGCATATGGGATGATTGAGCAGATCGACATCGACGCAGTATCAGATGTCTGCGGATATTACAGTGCGGGAAAGGGCGGGCGATTGAACGTTTGCACGAACCCTGAAGCCGATGGTGCGTGCGGAGTTCTGGAATGCCCATTCATTGCGCGGGCGCTGACCGATTTGTGGGGCGGCTAACTCCTCTTATCCGACACCCGCTGACGCATAACGCCGCCTTAATATGACCGCTGCGATTGAGAATTACCGCAGCGCCAATCAAAAACCACGGAATGGCGAGCATCCACATGAAAACCTGCCCGGCCAGGCTCATACCTGCACCGATCGCAATAGCGAAATCTTCAGTTGCTGATTGCTTTTGTTCGTCCATCGCTAATCACCTCCATCTTTGTTTTCAACAACCTTCACCCTGCCGCTATTGACGGCCAGCTCAAGGAGCTTCGGTGGCATGGTTGAGGCGAGCCTCCCAAGCTCTTCCATCATGTCGAGCAGTTCCGTGTAGGCATCTTTCTTGGAGGCCTGACTCAGCGCCTCCTTCTTCTCAAGACATTTTTCCAGACACGCCACAATCTCCGCGTTCATAGAACGACCGTTGGCCTTCGCCAGAGCGGAAATGCGGTCACGCATACCGTCTGGTAGGCGGATATTTATCTGTTTGTCTGCTCTTGCCATGCGGCGATAGTAATGCAGCACGGTGCTTGACGCCATAATAGTACGGTGCTATATATAGCACCGTACTACTTCACAGGAGGGGCTATGAAAGGCGCGAGGAACATGAAACAGCAAAATATCCGTTTTCCTGATGAACTCAGGGAGTCGTTAAAAAAGAAAGCTGAGGAGAATATGCGCAGCTTGAATAATGAGATTTTGATTCGGCTACAGGAGAGCCTCTATCGAGAAAGCGCTACCAAGAAATGAAGAAGGCCCAGGTGTTAGCGCACCTGAGCCTTCGAGTAAACAACCCATCACGCAAATGAGGATAGTTCAATGTCCAATGATACATCACGTCCGTCCGATGTCCAGCCCTTCACCTGGGGCGATATCGCTCTTTCGCAGGTCGTCTATATCGACGGCATCCCTCACGCCACCAAGCAGGCCATCGGCGAATGGCTCGAATACGGCGATCCACGCCTGGCTATCAACAAGCTCCTGGAGCGAAATCCACACATCGATCACTACTCAACCGAAGTCAAACTGACATCGGTTGACGGTAAAAATCGGGACACCAAGGTCTACCACCCCATAGGCTTTTTGCTCATCGTGATGGAGTCCGGACAGCCCAAGGCGCTGGCCTGCAAGGTGGCCGTGGCCGAGTTCGTCTGGCGGTTCGCCGGGCCGAAGAAACACACCCACAAAGAGCTGATGCAGCTTCGCAACCAGCGAATTAACATCTTGGCCAAGCTGGACAAGGCATCAAATCAATTCGTCCGCAATGCCCTTTTGGGCGACCTGCAGGCTGTCAGTCTTACCATTGGAATCGATGTGCCTGACGTTCTCCTGCTCAACAACGCCAACCCCAAACAGGGCAAGCTGGAGGTATAACATGATTACCGTGACCATCACCCCCATCACCGCCCCGTTCTTCCGCGCCCAGGCTGGCGGTCGTCGCCTCATCGGCAACCACATCGGTGCAGCGGCCGTGCCAGGAGTCGAGCTCACCATCGACCCAAAGCCGGAGCAGTACGTTGCCCTTGCGCGCGGCGGACGCTACTACACCCAGGGCATCGATGGCCGATGCTGGGCCGTTCAGGTGCCGCCTGAGCGCGTAACCGGCTCATGGGCTGGCGCTGGCATCGTTGCGCCACTCAAGGCCAGGGAGGTGCACCATGCCGAAGGCTGAAGAGGAGCGTATCCACCCGGCCATCGCCAACCAGCTCTTCAACCTGCGCCAGCTGCTGAGCAATGAAATGCACAGCCTCTACACCGGCTTGTCGGCGCTGACTGTATTGTCGGGATGCAAGCAGGCGGATGGTGAAGAGCTGGCGGACGCCCTGGAGTTCATTGTCGAGGAGCTGCATGGCCACGTGAACGCCGTTGGCGATGCCATCGACAGGCTGGACAGTATCAAGTAACTGAGGAAAATGAGGGGCCGAAAGGCCCCTCACGATTTACTGATGAAAATAGACAGGGAAAGGCGCTATCGGGTTGTTCTCATCGCCAGTTTTGTAGGCATATACATCCCATATATGTGGAGCTGGTTTTCCAAAAGCTGTATCGCCATATGGGTAATAATCCGCAACAGCGAGACGTCTGGACAGTTTCGGCTCTGCCTCAAGCCATACAAGTACCTCATAGGCACCAGCCTTCGCTGCCCCTATGGCAAGAGCCATCGCAGTTTGTGCCCGTTGGTCAATGCTGTGCGCATTTTCCGCGTAAACCACAAATCTGAGCCTTTCTTTTCCGTCTGGGGATGGAAGTTCATCCACAGAAATAACTGTTACAAGCTGGGCCTGTGAAACATCAACGTCAGCACCATGAATAGCTGGTTTTTTATCACCAGAGCAACCGAACAATAGCGTGACAACAAAGCCCATAACTACCATGTGTCGAACCATCCTAAACCCCTTTGAGTGAGCCCCTACAATGCCAAAAGGTGTAGAAGTCAGAGGTCAGACCCTCCGTGTCTACTTCAACTATGATAACGAAAAATGCCGCGAGCCGCTGGATGTAAAGCCATCTCAGGAAAACATCGCCTATGCCGGGCGCCTGGTGCAGCAGATAGAGCACGAGATCCGCGCCGGCACCTTCGACTACGGCCGTTACTTCCCGAACTCCAAACGCCTGCACAACAACCGCCTTGGGCACTACCTTGACCTGTGGCTGGATATCAAGCGCCAGCGGGTGGCCGACTCCACATACCGCGGCTACGAGGGGATCTGCGAGCGCTACATACGGCCGCAGTTCGGCACCCGGCAGGCCGACCAGGTCGACCGCGTCGACGTCGAGACCTGGATCAGCGGCATGGAGAACCTGGCAAGCAAAACCCTCAAGGAGACCATCGCCGTGATGCGCCAGGTATACGACCTCTACCGCACCAGGTACCCGGCAACCGTGGATCCAACCCGCGGCGTCAACATCAAGCTTCCGGATGATGAGGACCCAGACCCGTTCACCAGAGAGGAGATAGAGGCGATCATCACCACCCTGCCGCGCGACGGCCGCATCCAGGAGCGCAACCTCGCCCAGTTCATGCTCTGGTCAGGGCCAAGGGTGTCTGAGGCGATAGCGCTGGCGTGGGAGGACGTCGACCTGGAGGCAGGGGTTATTCACTTCCGCAGGGCAAAGGTGCGCGGCCTCTACAAGTCAACCAAGACCAAGCGCAGCACCAGGGTGCACGAGCTGCTGACGCCAGCCCTGCAGGCGCTACGTGAACAGCACGACCGCACGGCCAACCTCGACCCTATCAAGATCGAGGTCAAACAACGCGACAACCGCACCATGAAGGTGGAACACATCCGGCATGTGTTCCACAACACCAACACCGGCGAACCGCACTTCGATGATTTCCGCTTCCGCGACCGCTTCTTCCGTCGCCACCTCGAGCTTGCCGAGGTCCGGTACCGTGGCCCTGGCCAATGCCGGCACACCTACATCAGCCAGATGCTCACAGCCGGCATGCCAGTCGAGTGGATATCGAAACAGACCGGCACCAGCCCGGAGATGATCCGCCGGCGCTACGGCAAGTGGATAGACGACGACGCGGCCGACATGATTGCTCTCGCTGAAAAGAGACTCGGCCTGCGCTGAGAGAAAATCCAGGCAACAAAAAAGGGGGCAATCGCCCCCTTTTTCTTTGAATCTGTCCCAGTATCGTCCCAGGAACGTCCCGAATAAATCCTGTTTTTCTGTAACCTATTGTAAACACTAAGCCGTAATTGGCGGAGAGGGAGGGATTCGAACCCTCGAAAGGTTGCCCTTTACACACTTTCCAGGCGTGCTCCTTCAGCCGCTCGGACACCTCTCCAGTAAAAACTGATTTTCTTAGTCGCTGATAACCGTAACAGTTACGTTGCGACGGAGCACTCAATGCGTGCTCCTTGCTCCGGGCGTCCTGCCCTTCGCCCCTTCGGGGCCGCTACGCGTCCCGATTCGTTCCCGACGAATCGGTCAGCCGCTCGGACACCTCTCCAGATTCAGCAGCACCAAATTCGGCGCCGTGAAAGGTGCGCAAGATTAAACCAGATGGCGCTGCAGTGCAAGTTAAGCCGCCGAATTTAAGCTGCCGAATTGGGGCCGGATCATACTTTCCGTGCCAGCAGCGGCCCTTGATTCTCGGACGTCGCCAGCAGGGGCGAAGCGGAAACAGAAAAAGCACTGCTTTTTCCCGCTGAGCGGGTAGTCCACGGATGGACTACCCCGGTCTTACAAGCGAAGCAGGATTGCGTAGCGCCGTAAGCCGGCGCCGAGCTTACACGGACGTATTCACAGCGTTCCGGGAATCAAGGGCTTGCTGCTGGCCTGGTACTCTCTTCGGGAAAGAACGCTCCCGCCCTGGTCCCCTTATGCCCTGGCGCATTTGTGCGTAGAATGACCTCTACACCCATGATGCCACCAGAATCAGCGACCGAAACATGTCAGAGCAGGCGCAAAACACCATTCATTATGACGAGGCCCGGACGCTGGACGGCCTGTTCCGCAGCCGTGTCGCCCGCACACCGGATGGTGTCGCCTACTGCTATTACGACAAGGCGGACGGGAAGTGGCGCAGCGCGAGCTGGCGGGAGATGGCCGCAGAGGTGGCCCGCTGGCAGGCGGGGCTCGCCTCGCTCGGGCTGCAGCCGGGCGACCGGGTGGCACTCGGCCTGAAGAACTCACGGGAGTGGGTGATGTTCGAGCAGGCGGCTCTGGGGCTGGGGCTGGTCGTGGTGCCGCTTTACACCGATGACCGCCCCGACAACGTCGCCTTCATCATCGAGGATGCCGGCGTCAGGCTGCTGCTGCTGCCCGACCTCAGGCGCTGGCAGCAACTGGCCCCGGCAGTGGCGGCGCAGCCCGCGCTACAGAACGTGGTACTGCTCGAGGGCAACGACACGGCGCAGCCCGGCGCAGGGCCCCGCCTGCTCGGTACTGACCGGTTGCTGCCGCAGGGCGAACACGCCCTGCAGGGGCTGCCCGGCGAGCCGCATGCCCTGGCGACCATCGTCTACACCTCCGGCACCACCGGAAAGCCGAAGGGGGTGATGCTAAGCCACTACAACGTCCTGACCAACGCCTACGGCGCCGCGCAGATGACCCGCTTCTGCGCCGAGGATGTGTTCCTCTCGTTTCTGCCGCTCTCCCACACCCTCGAGCGCACCGGCGGCTACTACCTGCCGATGATGATCGGCGCCAGCGTCGCCTACAACCGCTCCATCCAGCAGTTGGCCGAGGATCTGCAGACCATCCGGCCGACCGTGCTGATCTCGGTGCCGCGCATCTATGAGCGCTTCTACAGCCGGATCAACGGCCAGTTGGCAAAGGCGCCGCCCTTCCGGCGCTGGCTGTTTCATCTGGCGGTGGCGGTGGGCTGGCACGATTTCGAGTACCGGCAGGGTCGGCGGCGCTGGCATCCGGGGCTGCTGCTGCAGCCGCTGCTGAGGCGGCTGGTTGCCGGCAAGATCGCAGGGCTCCTTGGCGGGCGACTGCGCCTGGCGATCAGCGGCGGCGCGGCGCTGAACATCGAGATCGCCCAGACCTTCCTCGGCCTCGGCATCCCCCTGCTGCAGGGCTACGGCCTGACCGAAACCAGCCCGGTGATCAGCGTCAACCTGCCCGAGTCCAACGATCCGGCCAGCGTGGGGGTACCGCTGCAGGGGGTAGAGGTACGCATCGGGCCCGACAATGAGCTGCAGGCAAAGAGCCCGGGCATCATGCTCGGCTACTGGAACAACGCGCAAGCCACGGCGCAGATGATCGGCGAGGACGGCTGGCTGCGCACCGGCGACCAGGCCCGCATCAGGGACCACCACATCTACGTCACCGGCCGGCTGAAGGACATCCTGGTTCTCTCCAACGGCGAGAAGGTGCCGCCCGCCGACATGGAGATGGCCATCGGCCTCGATCCGCTGTTCGAGCAGGTGATGGTGATCGGCGAAGGGCGCTCATGGCTTGCTGCGCTCATCGTGCTCAATGCCGAGGAGTGGCCGGCGTTCGCCCGCCAGTGCGGCGTCGACCCCGAGCGAGACGAAAGCCTGAGCGACAAAGCGGTAACCGGCGAGGTGCTGCGGCGTATTGCAGGGCGAGTGCAGGGCTTCCCCGGTTACGCCAGGATCCGCCGCGTCAACCTCTCCCTCGAGCCCTGGAGCATCAATAACGGCCTGCTCACCCCGACCATGAAGGTCAGGCGCAGCCGGGTGCTGGAGCACAACAAGGACGAGGTGGAGCGGCTCTACGCAAACGGACGTTGA